ATTGAAAGTGCTGACATTTATTGATTCTCCTGGTCAAATTGACGCTCAGTTTGCAATGATTGTATCAACCATTGCTCTCTTTTTGTAAGATTTTTTTCTAATTTTATTGCATCAGCAAACTGTTTAAATGCCTTTGAGTTTGCAACCTTTTTAATGGTGAATCGGCTTACATCTGGTTTAGTTGCAGCCTCGATAGCCATTTTCTGAAACTCATCACTAGCAAATAGCTTGCCTGCCGCTTTTACAGCATCTTTGTTTCCGGATGTTAATGCTGTGGTAATCACAGATGCTGCGCCTGCAGCAATAGGGCCACCGCCCATGGCGGCAACACTTGTTACAGCGCCCTTGGCAAGCGTGCTTTGCATTACCTTGCCGATGATACCTTCTGCCTTCAAAGACTCCACCATGGCTTGATTTGCCTTGCCTGTGGTCAATACATTAGCCCTTGCCTCGGTGACTCGCTTGGAAACCTCGTATAAGTCACGCAAAACAGCGTCAGAATCCTTGCCTAGAGCCTTGACCACCTCAGAATAAACTGGGGAATTAGCACGCAGGCCACGGTAGGTTTTAGCAAACTCATCAAAGCCAAAAGCACCACGTTCAGCACCACGGGCTGATCTAGTCACCGATGCTAAAGCAGTAGCAATAGTCTCTTTACGCAAATCCTCTGGCACTACTTTAAGCAGTTTTGAGAACTGGGCAGCATCGCCTTTAGCAGACGATGTGATGGCATTACGCATCAGATTGGCAATACTGCCATCTACATCTTGACCAAAAGCATTCACAATGCGCTTACCTAAAGCACGTTCTTTTGCGTATAGCAGATTGGCAGCGCGTAATTGCTGGCGTAATGGCTCGCCACCAATATTGCCAACGTTGGTTAGCTGATCTTCTGCAAGTGCCGAATACAAGCGTTTTAAAGTAGCTGCTTCAAGATTGCCATAAGGCGAATCTTTGCCAGCAACTGCTTGACCAATCAGATTCTTTTCACGCTTTAAACGACCATAAGTGACGTTGCCTTCATCTAGCAACTTCATTAATTTACGCTCTGGTGCTGATAAACCACCTTCACCGACCTCAGTTTTGATGGTATCAATTGTCTCGCGCAGTTTAGGTAAGCTCACAACAGACTGTGGTGGAACTGCCAAATCCACGTCTTTATATACTTTAGATGCGGTGTTATTAAGTGAGGAGCGTGTTGCAGTTAGCGAATCACGCACCTTTTGCGATACCACACCAGTGCTTGGCATACCTTCTACAAAAGTTGTATCAAACTGGCGAATAACATCGTCAGCCTTATCAACTGCATTGCCAACGGTGGTACGCCAAGCAGCTTCTGCTTCTGATCCAGCAGCCGATCTAGTCAATCCAGCCGCAGCACGAATTTGTGGGTTATCGCTAAATACATCGGCAGGCAGGTCAATGCCAAGACGATCAGCCGCTTCTTTAGCAGCAGGATTGACCTTAACCATTCCAGCAAGCTCTTCCTGCGCCTTGGTTGATCCAAAACCACTACCTGAAGCCCTACGCACCAAGTCACCTACTTCGGCGCTTGTAGGGGCTACTGGAGTCTCTACAGGTGGCACTTGACCTACGCCACGAACCTCAACTGTGCCAATAGGTGCAGTTTCAGGAGCAGGTTGCCCCGTAGTTGGCGCAACTCTAGCAGATGGTGCAATGGGTGCAGTTTCAGGTGTTGCGCCTGTAACGCGCTGTAATAGGCGCTGTGCGGCAGGTTTAACGGCCTCAATAGCACGACCAGCTACCGGAATAGCACCTTGTAGTGCCCCAGCAGTAACCACTTCCATTGGATTAAATTGACCGCCAGTTAAAGCCTGAGTACCCTCAATGACTGCCTGTGTACCAGCTCCAGCAGCCACAGCGCCTGGAATACTAGCAGCACGCCCAGCAGGGGTAAATGCAGCAAGACCTGCCGCAGCCCTTGGAATATCGCTAACTTGAAAGCCAGGCTTAATCGCATATTCTTGACCATTAATCGATGAACGCAGTAAAAAGTTGCCTTTTTCGTCTTGGCGTACTTCAACGCCAGGAAAGTTAGATTTGATAACTTGAACGGTCTCTTGTGGATTTGTGAGGGTTGTACCTAGTGCCGACTTAAAACTAGCCATACTGAATGTATTTAGCTCTGGCATGGATGCCCAATCAGGCAATGCCTGAGTTACAGGAGTGGCACGCTCACGACCAGTAATCGATTCACCAATACTTTCAAAGAATCCCATTTCTTTTGGCTTTGGCTGTGATGCAAGCCATTGCTCTGGAGACATTTGATCTGCAGGGATTGATGGAGCAGCAGGCGCACTTTGCTTACTCTGTGATGCTAACCATTCTTCAGGACTCATTGTGCCCCCACGGATTGCTTATATGCGCTCCATTGTGCATCAGTAAAGTTTGCAGGGCGAGTATAAGTCTTTCCACCAACAGAAACAGTAGCACCAGGAGCAGTAGGAGCAGTCTCAACAGACTCGTAGAAGATATTTTCTGGCTTCAAACCATAGCCAGTGGCAATACGCTCGATACCAGAACGAACCACTTTTTCTTGACCTGCTGCACTTTGATATAGTCTTTCAGACTGTTTTACAAACATATTGCGTTGCTCGTCTTTTAAACGCTCACCAGTCAATAGTTTGTTATAGAGGTTACCAGCCTTAGCAAATGCACCGCCAGCATTTTCAGCGGTTGCAAATTCACCCTCACGCACAACAGAGCCTGGGTCAAGCATCTTCATGTAGTTAAAGATCAAAGCAATATCACCAGCACCAGACTTATCTGCTGACTGAATACGACCATAAGCCGATTTAACGTCTTGATAGCTCTTAGTTTGATCGCTGTATTCTTTGCGGAACTTAGCTTCTGCTTCTGGGCGCTTCTCGAGTGGCATCATGCCAGCTTTTAATTGCTTGGCTTGCTCTTGTGATATTTGGAGATCGGCAGCTAGTTTGGCAGGTTTATAGCGTGCTTCTAACTCTGCAACAAAAGCATCAGCATCAACTTTTTTAACTTCTCCAGGTGCTTTTAATGCTTTTATTGAAGCCTCTAATACTTTGTCTCCTCCAGGAAGACTAGCTAACATTACTCCAATACTTTTTTGTGCTGTAGTTGGGTCAATTTCAGCTATTTTTGCCCATGTTTCATATGCTTGAGCACGATCTTCTTTTCCAGAATTACGCTCAGCTTCTGCACGTTCTCTTAATAATTTAAGACCTACTTGCGGAGATTTTGAACTAAAAGCAGAAACAACTTGCCCACCAAAACGCAATTCATTGTCTTTTTGTTCTTTATTTAACAATTCAAAATTTGATCTTAAACTATCTGCCTCATTTTTAGGCATAAATAATGCAACATTGGCATAATCTTTTGCTGTTGGATTTGGATTGTCAGCTAATGCGTTAATTTTTACTTGCAACTCTTGACGGCGTTGCATTTCAAGCTCTTTAGCTTTTTGTTGCAATTGCAATTCATTAATATTAATTCCAGTTTGAAAACCAGATAAAACTGATTTATATGCTTCTGGAGCATTAATTGAATAATCTAGTGGTTGTTGTGCCATGATTAAACCTGATCGTAATTAACTGTGAAATATCCATCAACCATGCTTACAGCATGAGGATAAACATTAATGACTTCTTGCGCCATTAAACCAATATTTTTACCGCCACCCCAAACATAGTCAAATTCATAAACACCTAGTCCATCTGGGCGAGAGCCAAGTTTTCTAATGTTGCGTTTTAATCTTCTATCACTAAATAAACTGCCAATACCGCCAACACCATTTAAACCACCCAAAACTTGACCTCCTAAATTAAGTAATCCGCTTTGGAATTGACCTTGTGCTTTTTGTTCTGCTATTGCTCTACCAGCTTGGGATGCTCCAATATCGCCATATAAACCGCTAATTGCTCGAGCGCTTTCCATGCCAGCAACACCTTGACCTGCAGCAGATGATTGGCCTAATCTTGCTAAGTTTTGGGTTGTTGTCTGACCTAACTCTGTTAAACCACCTAATCGACTGTATTGCAAATCAATTTGATTTTGTAGCATTTGTGGCCTGAACTGAGCTAAAGCTGCTTGAACATTGCCACCTCGCAGACCACCAGTAGCGGATGCACTTTGCAATAAAGCCTCTTCACCTTGACGAACTTGGGAGCGATATAAAGGAGATGCCTCTAAAGCAGCAATTGCTTTAGCCTGTTCACCTGCACCACTTAACCCTAAAATAGCTTGTTGCTGTGCAAGTGCTGGTGCTCCAGCTTCTGCATAAGGTTGCATACCGCCAATAGCTTTAGTTCCAGACTCAATATATGGCTTAAATAATTCTTGCAAAGCATCAAATTGATATCTCTGCTCAGCTACACCAGCTTCCGCTGCTCCAACTTGTGCATCAGATGCTTGAGCTGCAGCTTGTCTTTCAGTATTTCTTTGTAAAAGACTCCCGCCAATAGTGGTGACTGCTGCAATAGTACCTGTGACTGGATCAGGCATGATTAAACTCCTTCATATAATCTTCGTATGTTTCACCATACATTTGCATTATTTGCTTAGCCATTAACTTAGCATTATTTGTTCCATGACAAATTTGCACAACAATTAAAACAACATCGTAATATCCTGCACGCCATACATAAGATTTAGCATCAGCTTCATTTTCACGCTCAGCTTGATCTGATGCTTGCCATTTTAAAATTGCTGTTGCTACGATAGGAGCTAAATTATGAGAATTTGCAATCCAAAATGGATTTTGATTCATCCCGATTAGGGTATTCCATATAGTTGCATCGAGGGCTTGGCGATCTACAGGATCACCATCAGCAACATCATCAAAGACTTGAATTGACTCGTAAAGCATGACTAGCCAATCAATGGCAGAAACTGGCAAAGCAAATGCTTTTTGCAAATTTTCTTTAAGCCACTCAACGTGTGTCATACGCAACCTTTAGTTGGAATGAGCTGCTGGCGGCTCTGTTGGCTCAGCGGTTTCATTTTATCGCAAATTTGCATTTCGTCAATCTATTTCAAATTCACGCTCTTCCCATGCCTGGCATGAGCGTAGATCGTGGCAAATGAAGTCAAACTTATTGCAATACCCACGGAAACCAGCGTCTTTGTCCCATTCATTACGGGTGATTTTCTCCATTTTAGCTTGGGTCATGGTGCTGTTATCGTAGTATTCGCAATTAGAACAACGGCGGCGACGTGCCTCTTTCTCATCAACTTGCATGGCCTTGCCCAAATCAACCCAATAAACCTTATTGGCTGTTGGCTCATTGGATGGGTTTTCTGGGCCAAGCATCCAGTCATTAATGACAATCTGAGTGTTTTCTTTGTTTTCTGCGGTGGTAATAAACTCTTCTTCCATTGGAAAACCAGCAAACCCTTTAGGGATAACCATAAAATCTTTCATACCAATCTCCTTATGTAATCTCGCGCCCAGAAGAGCGAATAGTTAATGCAGTAGCAGTTCCGGTGGTAGAAATAAACCCACCATTAGCCAATACTTGACCAACTAGCTCTGGGAATGTGTAGGTCTCATCTGGGGCAATCGCTCTAGCATCAACAATTAGATTTGTTGCCCCAGCAGAGCCACCAGAACTCACCAGATTCACGCTAATGACAGCGTTGCTTGCGCTGGTATTGGTAGCGGTAAATTTATCAATAATGGCTGTGCAATTGACCGCAGTGTACTGCGTAGTCTGTGCCGCTTCCATTTCTTTTGAGCCAATTAGTGGCCTTGCTGTGACTGTCATAATAAATCCTTATTGTTGAACTTGTGTTACTTCTAATACCACCGCAGGAGCAGACGGCGCAAATGCCGTAGAAGCTACAGCGTCAATCCTTACGTTTGTGCTACTTGCAGCGTAAACCAACTCAACATATCCACTAGCCGCTAAAGATACGGCTTCGTTTATGCTGATAGGTGTATACGCTCCATTGACGCTAACTGTTACCAACCGCGCAGAATTAGCAATATCAGTACCATTCTTTCTAAACCACACCCAGATATTCTTATCTACGGCAGAGTTACTTATAAATTGTAATGTAGCATTAAATTGATATAACCCAGACTCAGGAACAATAATCTGTGAAGTCGTACCGCCAATAACAATGCCATTACTAAGGCGGGTAGTATCAAAAGTGATTGGATACGCAGTGTTTGCAGCTACTGGGGTTGTATCTGCTGTTTTAGCAAAGATGCCGTAATACTGCATCTGTTCAATAGTTGGTCGTACAAAAATAACACCATCAGTAACATCAACTATTAAACAAGCAGCTACAGGAATGACATTATCAGGTGCAGTAGGTTTAACATTGGTTAGCCCACCAGCTACTGTAGGAGAGGCATATAAAATGTCTCCGACACTAAAACCACTGGTATCTAATGAGCGAACTGAACCCCAAACTGTACAGTATCCTTTATCTTGCGAATCAGGCAAGTCATGAGTCATGACTCCAAGCATATAAAGGGATGAAGTAGCTCCGTCAGCAAGGTATGGGGAAACACGCAAAGTTCCACCAGTACCAACCCCAGCAAACCCAACAACAGTTCCTTCTGGAATAGTAACCCCAGTATTATTTTCTACTCGTGCATAGGTTTCTTGACCAATCTGTTGCACTACGCCATATGCCATGCCAAGATTAAGTGTTTCATCTTGCGAGTTCCAACCAGTGCGAGCAATTTGATTAATAAATGGTGCATTTGTATCGTAATCAACATAATCAGTCTTTGTTGAATTATTGTTCTCAATGACTGGCGCAGCAGATAGCAACTCTAATGAGTTCGATATACGATTAAGCGCATCCAATGCCTGCACAGCCTTTTGATCTGCATTGCCACTATTAATCGCAGCATCTTTTGCTAAGCTGACAATTTGAGACAATGCTTCATTAGCTGTGGCATTACCAGTTCCAGCCAATAATTCTGTTCCTGGCGTATCTGGGCTTGGAGATATTTGGTCTGCCAAAGCAAACAAACGCTCAAACTGCTTGATCTGTTCAAAATTTTGTAAGAACAGAGAAAGCTGGTCTCTCGTTAAGTTGAGCTTTTGTGTTGCCATAATTAATACGCCAATGGCTCAAGCTGAGCTTCAAGACGGGCAAATGATAAGTGAGAATCACTATCACCACGGAATCGCTGAATGCGCCAGTTACGCATATGGCCTTGTTGAAACCAAGTCAAACGCTTCCTAGTGTTTCCTGTAGTGCCAACTGATATTGATCGGTCTTGACTCCATGATTTTCCATCAACCGAGTAGCTAGTGCTAATTTGTGGATTAGTGCCAAGAGCCACGCTACCAGTTAAAGTCACTAATTCCAACTCATTAAAGAGTGCGCCATTGCCTTCGTTATACACAATCGTTGTTCCAAACTCCCATCGAACTTGCTGTCCATAATGAGAGCCAATGCTTTGATTCATGTATCCAACATTGCTTGACTGTGGATCACCGATTAACCATTTATCGTATGCCCAAACCAAGTTACGGGCGCGATATTGATTAAATCCAACAACTGATGTAGTCAGAGTAAACCAAACCTGCTCACCTAGTTCTTTTGATGCAGATGCATCATAGACTAAAGTTTTATCTGGTAAATGCACATATAAATGATTGTGCGACTTGTCATTACGTGCCTCTAACTTGACTAAAGATAATTGAGCCTCAGTATAGTTAAGCAAAATCATATCAATTTCTTGGGTGCTAATCTTTTGTGCTTGAGCATTTGCACCTACATAAATGCCTGGTGCTTCATTGCGACCACTACCAAGAAAAGCAATATTTTCAAGATAAACACAGCACGCAAAAGTACCTAATACACCTTTTTGAATCTGCGCTCCATCAATACGTTGAAATGGGAAAAACTCACCACCCACGTTGTCAAACACCTCAATGGTATTTAAGTTAAGTGCATAGACTTCATTTCGTAGTTTTAATAAAGCAACTACTGGATCAGGATCAACTTCAGACGAACCATATTTAAGTGGATTTATTTGTGTTGGGTCTAATAGCTCTGTCACAATTAAGCTAGTGCCATCGGTTGTCATAAAGTAACCATCAACCCAAACCACATCAAGCACGATACCTAGATCAGGGTCTGTGACTTGGACTAATCCTAATGCGCTATTCCAATAATACAAACGCCCACCAGATGCAATTGCCAACCGGTCAAAGCTGTAATCCAATGTCACCAATGTATCTACTGGCCCACCAACATCGCCCAATGTAGTCACAGTCCCATTGCTCGATACAGTGACTAATTTAGTTCCCATCACACGATAGCAAACACCATTCCAATTAATACCACCACGGTCAATGCCTGGGCCAGTACCATTGGAAATAAGACCATCA